CATCCTCCGCTGCCGAAGAGGAACACGAGTACAACGAAGACCTCACTGTCATTGTTGGAGACTTCCGTAAAGGCAAGCGCCGTGTGGAGTCTGAGATCAAAGACCTCTGCACTCGGTTCGAGTCAGATGATGTTGTTCTCTTCTTCACTGACCGGGAGAACTTCCGTAAGGATGTGGATCCCAGCTACAAAGGTAACAGGACCAAGCGTAAGCCTGCTGGCTACCTGAAGCTCAAGAACTGGGCTATGAGTAACTGGCCTAGTCGTCTCCTTCCAAGACTGGAAGCTGATGACGCCCTTGGTATTGCTGCTACATCAGGTGAGTTCGAGAACTTCGTACTCATCAGCCCTGATAAGGACATGCAACAGATCCCCTGTCGTATCTACAACCTGAAAGATGAGTTCACTCAGACCCCTGCACTTGCCGAGAGAAAGCTCTACGAGCAGACCCTTACCGGTGATAGCACAGATGGTTATGCTGGTTGTCCAGGCATCGGTCCTAAAAGGGCTGGTGTTCTCCTGGATGCTTGCAAAGGTGATTACTGGGAAGCAGTGGTTAAAGCGTTCAAAGACGCAGACCTAACCGAAGAGGACGCTGTCCGCAACTTCAACTTAGCCCGCATCCTGCAAGTCGATAACTGGGACCATGAAAACCAACTGCCTATCCTCAAATGCTCCTGATTCTCTACCCCACCATCCTCCTGGTCCTAGTGGGCTGGCTCTACGCAGAGCTGGACCCTTGGTTTAAGGAGTTGTGCTGCATCCTCATTGCTGCTGTACGACTAGAGCTGATCAAGATTCCCATGCTCATTCGGCTTGAGTGGGATGTCTACTGGATGAAGAGGAACACCAACAAGTACCTCAAGATGGCCGAGCAAATCCGCAAAGACTTAAATGAGACTAACGAAGAATGAGCTCTCTTATATCAAGCACACCTTGATCGCTAAGAAAGCCTACCGCCACACCAGCCTCCCCTGTAGGGCCACCATCTGGGAACCCTGGATGGAGTCCTTCCTACAGAAGGTGACTGATGAACTCGATGTACTGGAGAACTCATGACTAAATGGAACCCCGACCACTATCAGCTTGGTAAGATCCAAGTTTGGGACTTCATCGTCGATCAGGATCTAAACTTCCTGGAAGGCAATGTTGTCAAGTACATCTGCCGAGCTGGTAACAAGAGTGAGGAGTCTCGCTTCGACGACCTGCTCAAAGCACAAGCCTACATCCACAAACTTATCCAAACCGAGATCCATGCACCCCGACCTGATGGGCCAAGCCCTGATCTTCAGAGCAACAATGGAGCAACCATGTGCGTCGAAGGATGCACATGTCCTTGCCATGCAGAGGAGGCTGATCTCTGAGGAGTATGCCGAGTGGGAATACGCCTTAGACGAAGAGACAGAGGAAGCACAGCTGAAGGAGCTGGCCGACCTCGTCTATGTATGCTTCCAGTATGCCGCTGCAAGGGGCTGGGAGCTGGATGAAGCCTTGGATAGGGTGTATGCCTCCAACCTATCTAAACTCGTTGACGGAAAGCCTCTCAGGCGTGAAGACGGGAAGGTCCTAAAGGGATCAAACTACAAACCACCTTACCTCGAAGACCTACTAAATGACTGAGAAGCAGCTCATCGCCCGCACTGGCCGGGTTCAATCTTGGCTGGACAATCGTGAGTCCCGCCTGCCAGTATCATGCACCGTCTTCGTAGTTGAAGACACAATGGAAGGACCCAATGGAATTGAAGCCTCTTGGCGATTCGTGTCCCATGCTCTCCGCTATGGAGCGGGCTGCGCTGTTCACCTGTCTAAGCTCCGCCCCCGTGGGCAGGAGAATGGAAAGGGCCTTGTGGCTAGTGGCCCAGTTTCCTTCGCAAAGATCTACTCCACCCTCAATGAAATTCTCCGCCGCGGTGGCGTTTACAAGAATGGAGCAGTGGTTGCTCACCTAGACCTCAACCACCCCGATGCCTGTGAATTTGTTACCGCTCCCCGTCATGAACTTCCCTGGATTAAAAAGTGTCTGGACATCACTGAAGAGTGGTGGAACCAGACGCCAGAATATTTCAAGCAAGAAATTCTTAAAGGCATTCAAGCCGGAGACATCTGGCTCAATAAAGTTAAGTACGATCCCAGTGGTGAGAGAATCTACGGGAACGTGTGCCTTGAAATTTACTTGCGGTCACGAGGAACTTGCCTACTCGAGCACGTTAATCTTGGTGCCTGCGAAATCGATGACCTCGTGCCCGCTTTCAATCGAGGTATGTCCCAGCTGTGCGAGCTCCATAGCAAGACAGGCGTCTCGGACTCCGGTGAGTACCTCCATCATGAAGAGGACCGTCAGGTGGGCCTCGGACTTCTGGGCCTGGCTAATTTCCTAAGCTATCATGGTGTGTCTTATGCAGCGTTCGGTGAAGCCCTTCGGGAAGTCAACCTTGGTAATGACGAACTGGAACAGACACCTGCTGTGTGTCTTGCTCGGGGGTTTGTTTGCGCCGTGGCTAGTGCTTCTTCTGTTGCTCGGTATCACAAGATGGACCGTGCATTCACCATCGCCCCAACAGCCAGCTGCTCGTACCGATACACCGACCTCAGAGGGAACACCACCTGCCCTGAGATTGCCCCACCCATTGCTCGTGAAGTAGACAGAGACTCAGGTACCTTTGGTGTTGAGAGCTTCTCCTACGGTGATGTGGAGATCGCCTCAGAGGTTGGCTGGGAAGCCTACAAACTGGTGGCTGATGAGATCGTCAGAACATTCCACCTGACTGGTCTCTTCCATGGCTACAGCTTCAACAGCTGGAGTGATGTAGTTACCTATGATGAGGCCTTCATCCAAGACTGGCTCTGCAGTCCGCAGACCTCCCTCTACTATGCTCTCCAGGTGATGCCTGACACCCTCCGTAAGGATGATGCCAGCTCCATCATGGATGAGGAGTACGCTGATATCTTTAATTTTGATGATGGAATATGCTCAAGCTGTGCCGAATAATGAAACTGAATAAACTTTGGGGGGCTCTTGTGGCCCCCCTTTTTTTGTGGCTACAGTTCCCTGCTTTTTCCCATAATTCTATTTGCAGGGATGCCCTAGACGTCATTGGAAAATATGAAAGTGATCCCGTAGGCTCCTATAATGCCGTCAATCAGATAGGTATCAAGGGTGGTCATGGTGTCCTTGGTTATAGTGGTCACTTCTCCGGGCTTTACCCAGGAGAGAACCTCACTGACAAGACTGTAGGTGAGATCATGGCTTTACAGTATGACGATCGTACCCTGACCAACCAGCAGTGGCTGGACCAGAGACGGCTCCATGCTGTGGGTCGCTATCAATTCATTGGCCGTACCCTGGCCAGTTTAGTAAGGAGGCACAACATCAGTCTGGACGATAAGTTCACCCCTGAGCTCCAAGACAAGCTAGCTATCATCCTCCTAAATGAGGCTGGGCTTGGCTCATGGATTGGCCCTTACGCTTATGCAAACCACAACGAAAGACTGATCGTAAAACAATGTCGAGCTACACTAAAGTAATTTCACGCAAGCGTACTTGGACGCCTGTCGCTGTAGACAAGGGTCTGGTTAAAGATGGGGCTGAGGCTGCTCTGTTTCGAGCCTTAGCTCTCCGCACCTTGGAGCTCCCTGTGAAGGAGATGCTAGCCCAGGGATTGGAGAGAGATCTCCCTGATGACCCAGGTGTCATCCCTGCCCTACTATCCAACATGAAAGATGAGGATAAGCACGATCTTGCTCTCCAGTACATTGTTGATGTACACGGCAGCGATGAGCGTGCCGAGAGAGAGGCTCGCAACATTCGAGATACCTGGCTCGCTGCGCCGGAGCATCCGATCCTTAAGACGGCGATCCTCGAAAGGTCGGTGTTCTTCGTTCTGTTACCCTTCTTCCGTTTCAATGGAGACATCGGTATTAGAACCGTGGCTTCCGACATCAGTAGGGACGAGCAGACGCACGTGGCCATCCACGGCATGGTCGCCCATGATCTCGGCTATAAGTCCACCCCCAACCTTGACAAGCTACGCCGGGCCACTGTTGCCTGGGTAATGGATGGGTTGGGGACCTCTGAGGACAGGTACCTGGACAAAGACTTCTGGATCAAGCAGTCCGATAGTCTGTACCGCAACGGCAAGGCTGAGGGTTTAGCTGAAACACAGCGAGCCAGGATGCCTGCATTCTTCGAGGCAAGTAATGTCAACCTACCGCAATACGGATGAACCTCACAGAACAAGATGTCTTTGGCACTGAGCCTGCCCTAGAGCGGCTTGGAAAGGAGCTGGAGGATCTCTATCCACTCGTCACCCCATCACCGAATGATAGCATTGAACAGATTATGTATCGATCTGGTCAGCGCTCAGTGGTGGATTACATCCTAAGTAAAATGGAGGAACCTTAAATGTGTCAAGCAGGCCGCCCAGGAATGGACGGCGGTACGAGTGATGGTCAGTTTGAAAAGTTCCGAAGGGTTGATGGGGTGATTCAAACAGATGGTCTGGGATTCCCACTCTTTGATCGCGCTAAAGATCAGCCACGGGATAACAACGGTCCTGAGTCAAAACCACAAGCCCAACCCGTTCCTACGCCAAGTCTAGTCAAAACATCACAGGAGCAGTATGCTGCTGCCCAGACTAAGAAGTCTGGTAAATCTATTGGCGGTGGTGGTAGTACTGGTAAAACCAGACCCACTGCATTGAACATCCCCACCTTATCATCCACATCATCTACTAATGTAGGTGATAGCCAACTAAACATACCAACTTAGGAGATTAACTATGTGTATGGGAGGAGGGGGCGCTAAGATGCCCAAATCACCCGAGCCACCACCACCGGCTCCAGTAGCTCCACCACCACCGCCGCTTCCCCCTCAGGAAACTCCGTTGCCACCACCGACATTTGTGGACAACGACACTGAGGGTGCCAAGGTCAAGGGTGCAAAGAGTAAGCGTCAACAACAACAGCAGCAATCCTCAGGAGCTGGAGCCCTAACAATTCCCCTCAACACAGGGGACGCTCTCCGTCCTGGTGGTAAGAAGCCCGGAACACTGAACATCCCTACCTAAAATGAAAGAGCCCGCAATGGCCAGGTACCAAGCGCTCCGCAGTGAGCGTGAGGACTTCCTGGACACGGGCCGTGAGTGTGCTGCCCTCACTCTTCCCTACCTTCTCACAGAGGATGGGTTGAGTGATGGTGGTAGGCTACACAGCCCCTATCAATCAGTGGGAGCTAAAGGCGTAAACGTGCTCAGCTCTAAGCTGATGCTGAGCCTATTCCCAATCAACACAAGCTTCTTTAAGCTGCAGATCAACGATGCAGAGCTGGCTAAAGTACCAGAGCTGGACGGTGAGCAGGTCCGAGCTGAGATTGACCTATCCCTAGCCAAGATGGAGAGGGTGGTCATGCAACAGATCTCTGAGACCACAGACCGTGTACAGCTGACGGCTGCCGTGAAGCATCTGATCATCACTGGCAATGCACTACTGTATGCAGGGAAGAAAAGCCTGAAGGTTTATCCACTTGACCGCTTCGTCATCAACAGAGACGGAGACGGTAACGTAATCGAGATCGTAACCAAAGAGATCGTAGACAGATCTCTGCTCCCTAAGGAGTTCCAGACAGCAGATCTAGCTGCTGATGGTAAGATCAAAGACTCTAATGCTGTAGGTGAGGACGGCCCTAAGATGGGCGTAGCTGGCAGTGGTAAGCGACACAGCGATACTGAGTCTGCTGAGGTCTACACTTATGTCCAGCTGAGAGATGGTCAACATCACTGGGTACAGGAGTGTGATGGCAAGGAGATCCCCGGATCCAGGTCATCCTCCCCTCTCAAGTTCAGCCCCTGGATGCCCCTCCGCTTCAACGTGGTGGATGGTGAATCCTATGGGCGTGGCCGTGTCGAGGAGTTCCTTGGCGACCTACGCTCCCTTGAGGCCCTGATGAAGGCCATGGTCGAGGGATCAGCAGCAGCTGCTAAGGTTGTGTTCCTGGTGTCCCCATCAGCTACAACCAAGCCACAGGCCCTGGCCCTAGCACAGAACGGATCCATCATCCAAGGCCGTCCTGATGACGTGGCAGTGGTCCAGGTGGGCAAGACAGCTGACTTCCGTACGGTGATGGAGATGGTCCAGAGCCTTACCCAGCGCCTGTCTGATGCCTTCCTGGTGCTACAGGTACGCCAGTCTGAACGGACCACAGCGATGGAGGTCCAAGCAACACAGCAGGAGCTGAACGAACAGCTGGGTGGGATCTTCGGATCACTCACCACAGAGCTGCTCAAGCCCTACCTCAATCGGAAGCTGCATCTATTGCAGCGTTCCAAGGCACTCCCCTCCCTCCCCAAAGGCCTCATTATGCCTACGGTGGTGGCTGGTCTCTACGGCATTGGCCGTGGCCAGGACAGGGAAGCCCTCATCCAGTTCGTCCAAACCATCGCCCAAGGCATGGGTCCTGAGGCTATGGCCCAGTACCTCAATGCAGGTGAGTTCATCAAACGCCTGGCAGCATCCTCTGGTATCGACGCCCTCGGCCTCGTTAAGACTGAGGAGCAGATGGGCCAGGAGATGGATCAGATGAAGCAGGATGCTACACAACAAGCCCTCATCGGACAGGCTGGCCAACTGGCTAAGTCTCCTATGGGTGAGGCAATGACCAAACAACTAATGGAGCAGCAACAAGATGCCGGAGCCCAGCAGGAAGCCCCGCCGCCGAGCGAGGAACTCTGACGGTACCTTTGATAAGGGAGTCGAGCCCATCGCTATCGAGCGTGATGTAACAGAGAAAGAGGT